ATAATAATTGTGATACCAAATATTATTGGTTTAATTAAAAATTTCTTTGAAGTATTTATATGAACCTCCTTTTCAGGAAGTATTTAGGTAGGTTATTATGAAGGTTTTGGATTGTCGTCTTTCACCTTTTTCAGTTTTGTATAAAAATCTGAAGTTTTATCTAATTTCCCTGCATCTATTGCGTGCCAAAGTTGGTCTAATTGCTCTGCAATTTCTGGATACTCTGTTTTTCTAGCTCTTGCATAAGAAACAGCATTAATTTCACTTTGTATTGCTTCTTCTGTAGGTTTATCACCTTTAGTCCATCTTACAATCTCCCCATTTTCTAATGAAAGCTTTGCACCAGCCTTTTTTGCTAATTTGGAAATAGCTTCCGTTCTTGCTGATAAATTTAAATCAACCATATTTCTCTTTTATGAATTATTTGCAATTTCAAATATCATTAATCTAGTATCTGATGCTTCACCCCACCCGAACCATCCAGTTTGTCCATTACTATGAACTCTAGCTGACATTGCATAAGTTCTTACAGCTGTCGATTTAGGAGTACGAGTATCAAGATACATAGGGTTTACTGTATCCCAACTTGACGAATGATTAGTCACAGTTATACCACTAGGTTCACCACTTAAATTCACATTTTCTGAAAAGTCATCCGCATTTCTATAGAAATCTACATAGATATAACTTGCTTCAGATGTGCAATAAACCGCAACACATCCTATCAAAAGAATATCTGAGCCTGCTACTAGAGGTTTAAATTTTGTTGAAGCAATAATGTCAGAGTTATTAAAAGAATTAGAAGTTACTTGCACTTGAGCTCCTGTATGAACGTGCATCTTCGATTGTATAATATGTCCATCTGGAAATTTTATGCCTGGATTATCAATTACAAGTGGTGTAGAAATATCCGATTCATAGATTCTAAAGTTTTTTACATTGCCATGATTTGCAGAACTGTATGTATAATATAATTGCCAATATCTATATCCAGTTGTTCCAGTATGTCTATAACTATAAGTTGTTCCATTAACAAATGCGCCTGAGGTAATTGTTGTAATATCAGTCCATGAAGTTCCATTATTTGATGCTCTAATTTTAAGTCCTGTACTATTACCTTGACCATCTACTTGATCCCATTGTATATACCTTAGATATTTTGATACCCCACTTCCATAATCAAAAGTAAGAGCCGCTGCGGTTACGTTAGTTCCAGCAAATAATGCGACATTACTACTTCCAAATATATCTCCAGAAAAAGTAGCAGCAGAATTAAGTGTATCTCCTGTAGTATAAGATGCAGTAACAGTATTTGGGCTTGTTAAACTTGTTCTTTCCACAGCTCCCAAATTACCAGAAGAATAACTTAAATCACTAATAGAAGGACTTGTCAGAGTCTTGTTAGTAAGTGTCTGTGTACCAGTTGTAGATACAACATCACTTGCTACATGAACTGCATCTACTGAACCATCAACATACTGAGGACTATTTACAGAATTATCTGCAAGAACTGCATTTGTAACTTTGTCTAATGCCATTTTTTATTTTTGTTATCCGTTGTTATTATATTTATACAAACAAGGAATACTGTTTCCTTGATTTCAATCGTGAGATGAGTCTACCATCCTCATAAATCTCAACATTCCTTCCATCCGATTGTAATTTTTCTGCTTCACGATATGCTGATTCCTTGTTACCTACATACTTTAATCCGTCGCTAACTTCCACTTGCCAAACAGTAGGTTGTTGAGACATAAAGGTTTTTCCCTTTTTCTATAGTGCGAACACTATTATTTATGAAAATTGAAATCTTGACTAATTAACTTCTATCCTTTTTCTTTAACTCGTTTGCAATCCATGCAGATGCAATTTTATTATTTACTGGTTTTGTTATTGCTCGTTTAATAAGTTTTGTACTTATTTCCAACATATCTTCCTCAACTCCATTGTTATCTACAATGAAGAAATTCTTTGGCCCAAAAAACTGTTGGAACTTACCCATGTTGTTCTGAACATCCTGCCAACTTTTCTTTACTATTGTGGGTTTTACTGATCGAGATCTATTTGCATTTCTTGTGAGTGCGACTTCTAGTGAGGTATTTACAAAAACCATTGAGGTTTCATATCCAATTTGTTGCAACATCATTGCTTGGTCTGCAACCTTGTCGTATTTGTGTCCAGTACCATCTATAAGGATTCCTAAACGACCCTTAACAGCATGAAATTTTCTTGATGCAGTTACCTTCTTTGCTCTTGCACGTTCCACATCTCTCTTTTCGGTTTCTGAATCGGGCATCTTTAAGGAAAGTCCTTCCTTCTCTAGATACCTTTCAAAAGCAGTATCAGAGTTAATTATCTTTAATCCCAAACCACCAGTAGTTTTACCAGCAATATGTGATTTACCAGATCCTGGCCCTCCTGCCATAAATACTGCCTTAAAGATATTGGGATCGTAAACACCCTCTTTTATAAATTGTTCGTATGTTATCATAACACTATTTATAGTATTATTCAGTTCTATATCTTGATATAGCATCAGTATAAACTAGATAATTAGTTGCATCAACTGTTGCTCCTGTTGGTGGTTCTACATATTTTGTATCTTCTAAAGGTAGAGGATCATACACAGAATCTTTCATTACATACATAAACATTCTATGAGATTTTTTAGAAGGTACTATTAAATGATTTATATTAGTAATCATATACCTTCCAGATAAAAAATGGTCTATAGATCCTGAGCCCGATTCATATAGTGGTTTATTTGCTGGAATTATTACATTAATCATATCTCCCACCATAAGATCAGTATTTCCATACGTTTCAATTTTTAATGTAAAATGTGATACTCTTTCTACATATCTAGCAACTGATTCTTGCAACCAATTATCAGAATTATTATGAATAGCCCCTCCTTCTTCAAATAATGATTTTCCTGTAGAATGTAAAAATGTTCTTGAATTATGCTGTTCTGAAAGTGGAGCATCATCATTTAGTTTTATATCTGGCACTACTGGCCCACCATTTTGATATGAAGTATTTCTGCTTGCATGAGTTCTTGAATAGTTATATTCATATTTTTGTAAATTTTTATTAAAAATATCATGAGTTAATAGTGTGGATGAATACATACCATTTTTCATATTTAGAAAAGAGTTTGTATTATCGTGAATCTCCCAATCTAAAATAGTTTCCAATGCTCCAACTGGATTTTGTCTAGCAGATTCTCCAGCAGTTGCGGATGATGGGTGGTGATAAATATATGTTTCCTTTGCTGCAACAGCTTGTTCTTTTCTTTTACCTAATAAACTATCAAGGGATCTAAAATGATAACCTAGTTGATTTTCATAGAATACATAATGTGCTGACTTTTCTTCTGCACTTATTGCTTCTTCTTTTAAAATATTAATAGCTACATATGGGGGAACATTGGGTATTACAAATTTTCTAATACCTAGTGTTTTTTCTATATTAATTGGTTTACTACTCCCTAGATGTTTAGGATTTCGTAAAATAGTTTCAACCATACTACTGATCTCACCCTTGAATGCTTTTGATACTTTTTTATATGTGTTTCTAAAATTATCAAGTGAGGTAAAATCTAAAAGTACTACTTGACTTCTATCTGAGGAATGTGTTCGTTTTTTTACATTATATGCTACGGCGTGATAATGATTAAAATCTATTGGAAATCGGCCTGGGGTATTTACTTTAAATAATAATCTTTCATTACCTATAAATGGTAATGTGCTTGATAAATCATCGCTATCATTTATCATAAGATGTCCAGACATATATGGACTGTCCAAACTTTGATAGATATTAATTTCAGTAATTAACGCACTAATCTCTTTTCTTGCACCAGATGATCCTATTACTAATACTCCATCTAGTTCAAATTGGCCAGGATATAAAAATTCATTAGGCATAATTATTAACCATAAAATTGATAAGGATTTGCCCCAAGCAAACCTTGATTTGGATCTATAGCACCGCGTGATCCACCCCTATAAGATGTTGGATTGGATTGTATAAAAGTATTACTCTGTGGTGGTCTTTGCACATCACTTGCTTTTGGTGTTGAAAAATCTACAAGTTTCTCTAATAGTTCTTTCATAGCTTCAAGAGTTTGATCTGCTGGAGTATTTTTTGGATCTACCCAATTTCCTGCCCAATTTTGAACATATCCCTTTTTCTTCATTTGAAGGTCATGTTTTTCTCTTTCTCTTTCTTTTTCTTCGTGCCAGTTTTTCATCTGAATGTTAGGATCGTCTGATCTTAATTTTGTCCAATATGCAGTCCAAAATTTCTTAAACCCTTCTGCGCCTCCTGCTTCACCCAATCCAAACATATCCAGAACACTAAAACCTTCTTTCTCCATAAGTTTTTGAAGTTTTGTATCTTCTTGCCATCTTCCAAACATAAAATTACCAAACCTTTGTATACCTTCATCAGTATCTTGTAAAAGATTCATCATCTTATGGAAATAATTATGTTCATGTTCTTGCACCCTTTTTACTGTCGCATCTCTTACTGCTTCTGAATCGCCTCTCAACATTCCAATTCCGCGGGTAAGTCCTTCTTCAGACAATTTACCAACCTGACCAGCAAATCCAATAACTGCGCCAATTAAATCATTAAATCCATGCATACCTCCACCTAAACCATGTATAAATTGCATAAACCAACCTTCTCCACGTTCTTTAGATGCTTGTGCTGAAGCAACATAACCTCTAACTGGTTCAAATATTTTCGTTAATCTCCATGCAATATCTGCAGCCCAACCTCCTGTTTTGAATGCACCTTTAATAGCTTGTCCACCCTTAGTTTGTCCTATTGATTCCATACCCCCACTAATCATCTTAGTGAATCTAGTAAAATTTGCTTTGGTTTTTTCCCACATTGAAAGTTCTTTTGCACCAAGAAATTGTGTTTGTGCTTTCATTCCTTTAACAACTTTACCAGTTCCAGCCTCTCCAGCACCAACTCCTCCTTCACGAACTAATCCATCCTTACCAACCCATTGGCCAGGTTTTAATGGATCTAAATTGGCTCGAATTCTTCCTCTATTTACTTCATTTGTTCGTTCAGCATGAATCAATCTCATTTTGTCTGCCCGAGCTGTCTCAAACTTTGCATTTGATTCTTGAAGTTGTTTACCCAATTTAGAATCTATATCAAAGTTTTTAGACCATTTTAAAGATTCTGCTATTGCATTGTTTTTTGCAGTTGCTTTTGCAAGGGCTTTATTGGCTTTCTTCAACTCTTTACTTATTTTTCCTTTTTCACTTAAATTATCAGCTAAATTAGAAGCACGATTCATAGCTGTTGTTTTTGCTTCAATCTCAGCTTCTAATGCTGTTATTTTTTCATTAGTCAATCTTAACTGTTCAGAAATAGCACTTTTTGCTTCAAGAGATGTTACCATTTTTTGTGCCCGTTTGAAAGCATTTTGTTTTGTTCTAAGTTCTTCTAATTGAGTATTTAATTTGGTTATTTGTTTAGTAATTTTACCTTCTTTACCTACCTCTCCTTTTGTAGTTTCGGTACTTGTGGTAAATAATTTAGTTCCTGCTGCCAAAGCTAATTTGAAAGCTAACCATGCTGCTATAACTTTAGCTATGGTGCCACCAATATCCATATCCTTCAAATCTGGCATCATATCTTTTAAATCTTTCACAAATTGCTCAGCCCATTTCAAAAAATCTTCCCACATTTTTTTCAGGTCTTTACCCTTTAACCAATTTAATGCAAACCATGCACCAACTAATGCCATTAGTTTTGCTACAGTACCTAACCAATCACCAGTAGCTTTTTTAAATCCATCCCATTTCTTTTCAACCCATTTTCCTATTTTGGAATCTTCTCTGGTTTTTAATTTATCTTCTCTCTTTTTATCTTTCAATGCTATTTCTTGAAGTCCTATTTTTTTCTTCTCCATAGTTTCCATAAATTTATTATGGACTTTTTCTGTTCCAGAATTTTTTGTTAATTCTTTTACATCTTCATGAAATGCTTTTTGAGATTTTAGTGTCTTTTTATCTGTTTGAGCTTGTTCTTCTCCTTGATCTTTTATTTCTTTGAGAAGGTCTGTCTCATAGGTGGCGGGCTGCTTTACGGCGGAGATAAGTTCTTCCATTTTATGAGAGGTTTCAGCTGCACTACTCTCTACTTTTGTTAAAAGTTGATTGGTTTTTAATTGTTCTTGTTCTGTTGGTTCAGCCATATTTTACCTATTTTGTTGTTCCTGTTTTTCCATTTCTCGTTTTTCTTCTTCTAATTGTTTTTCTAATTTTGCAATATAAATATCCCTTTCCCACGGCAGCAGATTTTCAAAGTCTGACAAACTCCATTTAAAATTATGTATTAATGAAAATGTATGTTCATAATACATTCTCAAACTAATATGAGAAAGGGCTATTAGAAAAAAGAGTTCATACCCTCAATATCTACTTTTGACACTACTTTAGTATTAGGGTTCGTAATTTCTACTTCTTTCTTGACACTCGGCATAGTTTCAAAAAACTGTTGAATTTTTTCAAACTGGTCATGACTTAAACTATCTATAAAATCTAATTTTTCTTTATGTGAATAATCTGTTGCAGCAAAAACTTCTTCACCTTGCCAAATTTGAAACATACATTCCAGTATAGTATCAAACATTAATTCTGATGTATTTTTATCTTTATCTACCGCAGTAAGAAGAACAGATGCTAAATTTGGATATGCCATTACAATACCAATATCATCTGTTAATTTAATTTTATTATGGTCTTTGCTTGGCAATTCTACTGTAAGTTCATTTAAATTTACTTTAACTTTTACTTCAGTTTCACCATCATCTGGACATATCACTAACACCTCTGCCATTTCTCCTACAGATTTAGATCTAAGTTGTAGAAAAACATATTCTACATCAAATAAAGGCATAGTATCAACATCTAATTGACCATGACAACAGTTATGTATTAAATTTTTTATTGCTCCATATAAAGATTTCTCATCTCCTGTTTCTTGTGCAATCAATAATAATTTTTCCTCTTTTACAAGGAAAGGTCTATATTTTACTTCTACTTTAGTAGAAGGTACAACCAGAGAATACTCTGGTGCATTAATTTTTGGTAAAGTCATAATATTCTCACTATTTTAATGTTAAAATTATCCAGTAATAGAAAACCCTCTTTGCATTCGTTGAGACATAATATTTTGATCTGCTGCCTGAGTCAATGGGCCTCTCAATTCTTGAGGCATATCTTGTATAAATGGTATTCCATCTCCTTTTTCATGAAGAACGGAATTACTAAGATTAACTTGGCCACGTTTTCCAATTTCACCTAAGTTGAACGTATTCCACTTCTTATATGCCCAAGTGACAGTAAATTCAGCAATAGAATTTGTACTTGCATGACCTAAATCCACAGACCCTACAATCTGAGGCCAACATTCCATTACCTTTACTCCGTAGGTATTTCTAAATTCCATTTTAGGATATTTGTAATCAGAATATGTTCTATGGGGGCCACCAGATCTTCCTTGCAAACCAGTATATTGATTAACTGTGTCCATTGCTCCTCTAAAAGCATCTTGACCCCTTTCAAACGGATTCTTATCTTGTTCAGCAGCTGATTCGCCCGTTCCCACTACAGATCTGGTAAAAATATCAAATTCTGATGTAAATTCTTCATAATAATTAAAATTTCCAGTTATATCATTAAATATTAATTTTTGCCATGCATCAAAATACTTCTTAATATGCATTGATGCATCACAATAAAATGTGGTAGACATTGTTCCATAGGATACACTTTGAGGATATGCAAAATGAGTTCCATAATGTCTCATTGACTGAAAATTTATTGATTTTTCAGGCATGGAAACTTTACTACAAAATAAATTTAATATATCCTCCATCTTCTCCTCTTTTTTTCCTTTCCCTCGCAGCGGATCCCAAATTGTCTGAGATACTTGTGCGGCATTTCGATATAATCCTTGAATAGTGCCTTCTGCGCCACTATAACCTTTTATAGAATTATTCATTATATGAGATTGCCAATCTAATCCTCCTTGTTCTACATAACCATGTTTTTCTCCTGTAGGCTGTTTCCATTCTGTTGTGCGTCGGGTTCTGTTAAATGATTGTGCTATATACTTTCTTTCACTATGTGGATTCATAACTTCTTCATTTTTCGTCTTTACTACTATTCTAGGTTGAGAAATACCACTTGGACATTTAAATTTCATACTGTATTGTACGGGCATCTGAAACCCATTTGCCATTTCTACTGCACGCCGATGTAAATCAACTTCTCCCGATGCTGGTTGAACAAATCTTGGAGCTGGGCCCGTATCCAAGCCAAGGTATTTACTAGCCAATCCTTGTAATCTTTCTTGAGAAACAAATGAAGCATTTAAATCATCTGGTTGCCTCGGCATTGCAGCTTCACTTACTTTCTGTCGATGTATATCATGTTCATGAGGGTCAATAGGATTATCATCCCAAGTATCCATTCCAGAAGAATCAGGTACTTGAACTGAACCATCTATAGCTCCTGTAGTTGCGTCTCCTTCTACTGGCCACTCATCGGTGTTCATTGCATGGTCATCAGCATTAATCATTCCAGAACCATCTTTTTCTTGATTAGGTGCAGTTCCTACAACTGGCCCTGTCCATTCGTTTTTAGTCATTCCAGAAGGGTCAGGTACTTGTGTTCCTTCCTCTGGCCATTGGAACTGATCCCCAACCAACATTCTTCCAGGCTTGGTCATATCATTTGGCCAACCAGTAAGATTTTCAGCGGTAGTCATTCCAGAACCATCTTTTTCTTGATTAGGTGCAGTTCCTACAACTGGCCCTGTCCATGTATTTTTAAGTTGTCCCATATATTTTCCTTAGTACATTTGTGCTGACTGATTCCAGACATATTTTGCAGATTCTTTCTGGAACTTTTGGAGTGGAAGTGCAGCTGCATAGCTCCAATCATTTCCACCAATTCCATATAATCCTTTTCCTTGTATTTGTCCATACAAATATCGTTTAATACAAGGTATTGCTGGTTTAAATCTTGTTAATATTTTATAAGATAAAAATAATTTAAAATTTTCATCCATATTTCCTGCCCTTCCCTGTGACCTAATTAATCTTATCATTAAAGCTGCACGATCATTAGGCGCAAGATAGTGTAAATTAATACCATAAAATCCATTTTTTGTATATTTAAATGGAAAAATAAGTGGCCACATATCCCAATATGGAAGTTTTTCATCCCATTTTGCTTGATATTGAAATAGATACATTTTGCCCCAAGTTGGTCTAGTTCTTGTGAGCTCTATACTTCTTTCTCTTGTAAATTCTAATCTTCCTGTGGCTGCAGGGAGAACTTTGCGTCGAGTTTGCATAACAATATCCCTGAACCATTTTATTGCTTCACCACTCTTTGCTTTTATATTTGTTAAAAAATCTGTTGCTATCTTATCCGCCATATAAGTATTTAGTCATCTTGAGATGATCCTCTGTAATTATTAAAAATTTCCATCCGTGTTTTTTACATATATCTTGTGCAGCTGACCATTTTGCACGATTCCTTGCCCACTCTGTAGTTTCATGCATGAATGCTTTGGTGAGTCTTTTTGTTTTAGTTGGTCTTGGTGGCTTGGTATATTTTTTTGGTTTAATTTCTACCATAAATTTTTCACCATTTTTTGTTTTAATGTAAAAGTCAGGAAAGTATCTATGTCTCTTACCATCCAATGGTGAAATATATGGCACTACAAGTTCTTCTGAGCCCCATTCTATAATGTCATCATTGTCATCACAATAGACCATGAATTTACGTTCCCATAATGATCTATAAACAATATTGTTAATATCCCCCTTGTATTTCTTTCGATTGGTGGGATGAAATTTACCCTTGTAAGTCATATAAATACTTAAAACATTTTCATAAGAATATTTATGCTTAGAACAATAACCAAAGGACTGCATAGTATCGCTGCATCAAAAGCACCTCAAAATACTAGCACTAATCTTAAATCTGGAACTGCACCACTTTCACATATGGATATAGGTAGTAAGTGGTCTTACTCTACTCTAGAATATCCTATAGACATTCAACAAAGATCTGATTTAGGACACTATATGATGTTTTATGTGAATGTTATGGATAGTGCTCGTAGTGGATATGGTACTTATGGAGGAGTAGGACTCAAGAGTGGTCAAGTGCCTAATAGAGGAGGTAGTGGTAGTAGTACGGATAATCGATTTGAAAATCCACAAGAACTAACTGGTGCGAGAAGAGCATTAAGACATGAGACAGAATTTTCCGCAGCTCAAGATTCAACAAATGATGGTACAGTTAGTAGTACTTTTACGCCTGGTTCTAAACCTAAAGTAGTAGGAAGAAAACATCATCAAGGAAGATTAGCAAGAACTGCATCATGGGCAGATAAAAGAACAGTTAGAACTACAGATTCTATAGTTTTATATATGCCTGCAACTATTCAAACTAATACTAATGTTGTATATAAAGGTTCTGAAATGGGGAATTTGGCATCATCTATTGCAACAGCTGCAGGAGATTTTTATTCTAAAGCACAAGAAATTGGGTATGTAGATGCAGCAATGGATCAAGTTCCTAATTGGTTAGAAATGGGAATAGAAGATGTACAAAGAGCTATTGCAAAAGGTGTTAGTGCAATCGTAGGGGGTGATATTGCTGGTGCTGTGGATAAAATTTCAAATAGAGCTCAAAATAGATATTTAGAATCTCTATTTGATTCTATAGGATTTCGTAAATTCTCATATACCTACAAATTTACACCAAAAAGTCCAGAAGAATCTCTTAAAGTTAGAGATATTATTAAGCTTTTTAAATTTCATATGTCACCAGAATTACCAGAAGATGATCTTGGTAGGTTTTTTATACCTCCTGCTGAGTGGGATATTTTTTATATGTTCAGAGGAGATGAGAATGATTTTTTAAATAAAATTACATCTTGTGTATTAACAAATATGGATATTAATTATGCAAATGGTAGATTTCAAACTTTCAGAGCATTAAACCATGAACAACTTAGAGGGGCTCCTCCTACAGAAATAGAAATGAAATTGGATTTTATGGAAACCCGAATCATAACAAAAAAAGAAGTAGCAGAAGGATATTAATATGTATTTTGGCTCTTTACCAAATTTAATGTATGATCCTGTTGGTGATGGAAATTCAATGCTCGTGACTAATATTTTAAAACGAGCTGCGTTTCGTGTAAATATGAAAAAGGAACTTGTTCTATTACAAAAGTATGATGTAGCAGATGGAGAAACACCAGAAATAGTTGCAGATAAGCATCATGGTAGTACATTTTACCATTGGGTTATTTTAATAGTAAATGGTATATCAGATGTGTATCATGGTTGGCCCAAATCCACAAGACAAATGCAATCCTACCTTACAGACAAATATACTGAAGCTCAGTTAGATGAAGTTCACCATTATGAAATACCACAAACTTCTGGTAATACTACTGTTATGATTGAAGTTGAAAATACAACCTATCCTAGTGCCACACCAATTACTAATTTATCATATGAAATGAATTTAAATGAAACAAAAAGAAAAATTGAATTATTAAAAAATGAATATCTTGGTTTTTTTGTAAGTGAATTTGAAGCAATAATGGGATAATCAACCCCCAATTAAGAGGGCTGATTATTTGAAGATTAAGCAGTGGCTAACTTCTCAAAGTAGTCCATAGTATCAGATGTTCCACCAGTAATTGGTTTTCCACCATCAAACGGAACTTCTTCCAAATCAGATGCAACTTGCTCAGCAGTACGATTGTCTACTGACTCACCCAATACACGTTCCATCTTTTCCTTCAACTCTGCATAAGACTTGAAGTTAGACTCCTCATGAAAGGGTTTCAAAGGATACTCTGACTGATAAACCTTTTCAAGTTC